TTTATTGATCGTGGATGGACACCAACAGGATCAAAAAAGACAAAGCCAGCAGGTAAGGTCGTAAAGGCCGCTGCTGAAGTGAAGCCCGTAGAAGAAGAAGAACTTCCGTATGAAGAATGGGACATCAATTCTGAAGACTGGGCGGACTCAGAAGAAGCCGCATATTTAAATCAAAATAAAGGAGAATAATCATGGCTAGTTATGAAGGTAGTGCAGGTACCGTAAAAATCAAAAGCGGATCTGACGCATTGACAGCTATCGCAAGTGTGCGTGGTTGGTCAATGGATATCACACGTGATACAGTTGAAGACACATCAATGGCATCAGGTGGTGTTAGAACATACAAAAAAGGATTGCAATCATATTCAGGTTCAATGGACATTGTGTATGATGATTCAGAAGACACAATCGTGTCAACTGCAATGAATCCAGATACAGATGACACAGTATCAGTTGAACTGTACAGTGACAGCACAACAGACACAACTAAATTTGCAGGTAATGTAATCATCACCAGCTACAGTGTCACAGCATCATATGATGGTCTAAGTGAAGCAAGTGTATCTTTCCAAGGTACAGGTGCAATCACAACAGCAAGCATCTAAGGAAGTTTTTATGCCACTGGTGGTTACAAAATCAGGTACAAATATACGTAGATGGTTAGATGGTGTAATCGAACAAGAGAAAAAGCATCTCAAGGACGATTACCGATCAGCAGTGGTACCAAGAACTCCTATTGATACAGGGAGAGCAAGACGTGGATGGCAAACTAGAACGAATCGCATTGAAAACCAAGTTCCATACATTGCGAAACTGGAAGGTGGCTATTCACGTCAAGCCCCAAATGGTTTTGTCAGACAGGCAATGACCACAACCATAGAAAAAAGCGACAGAAGGAAATATTAATGAGCGAACAAAAGAAAAAGATTTCTGTTTTAGATAACGCAACCAAGCACTATCAAAATCAAATCAAAGATATGGTTAGTTTTGCAGTGCCAGAATGGAACTGTAAGATCTATCACAGAACAGTAACAACACTAGCACAAGAATCAGAAGTGATTGAGTTGGCTAGACAAAACAAAACAGTAGAAGCAATGGTTACAACTATCATCAACAAAGCACGACACGAAGATGGTACAAAAATGTTTGGTAAGCACGACAAAAGTGCATTGATGAATGAAGTTGATCCTGCTGTGGTATTGAGAGTAGCAGAACAAATCAACGGCGGTGGATTGCCTAAACTGGAGGAACTGGAAAAAAACTAAAGAATGATCCAGATCTACATTTTATGCTTTTTTTAAGCAAAGAACTGGGTCAAACTTTAGAAACAACGCTCGAAATGAGCACATTAGAGTTCAAGCTGTGGGTGGCATACTATAACCTAGAAGCCAAAAACAGAAGGGACCAACAAAGGAAGGCAAAGCATGGCAGACGCTAATATTATTGTAAAGATAGTTGATCAGACACGAGGTGGTCTAAACAGTGTCGTAACACAAACAGACAAAGCAGGAGCCGCAGCAGGTCGAGCCAATACAGCATTTGTAGGTATGGGCAAGGCAGTTGCAGCAGTTGCAGCGGCAGTGAGTGTTGATGCTTTCCTAAAGTTTGGTGATAGTGTACAAAATATCCAAAACAGATTGGCATTGATCAATCCTACATTGGGTGACACAGCAGAAAACTTCCAAGCAGTTTTAGATATTGCAAACAGAACTTTCCAACCATTGGATGCTGTGGCTGGTTTGTATCAAAAGGTTGCAAGAAGTGCAGATCAATATGGTCTAAGTGCGCAACAGGTCAGCACAGTCACAGAATCATTTACAAACCTGTTGAGATTAGCAGGTGCAGATGCAGGCACAGCCGCAGGTGCAATCACACAGTTTGCACAAGCATTGGGTTCAGGTACACTACGTGGTGATGAACTTAACAGTGTGATTGAGGCCACAGCTGGTGAAATCTTGCCATTGTTAGCAGAAGAACTAGGTGTTAGTGTAGGTCAAGTTAGAGAAATGGCCCAAGAAGGTAAAATCACAGGTGATATTCTCTTAAATGCACTAGGTGGAGGCGCTGCAGAAACAGCAGCTAAAGTAGATAATATGAGTGTTACCATTGGTGGCGCTATCACAACATTGAAAAACAACTTCCTTGCATTAGGCACAGAAGCAACGCCTGTGTTCAACGCTATAGCTGAAGGCATACTTCTACTAGCCAATAATCTAGACACTGTGGTTGTGGCAGTTGGCACATTTGTAGCAGCATTTGCCGCAGCAAAACTAGCAGCCATTGTAACCAGCATTGGTAGTATCACAACAGCAATGACATTATTGAACGCAGCTATAAAAGCCAATCCTTTTGTTGCAGTTGCCTCAGCTATTACCGCTGCCGCAGTATTGGTCTATGAACACTTTGACAAAATAAGAGAAGTTTTTGTTGGTATATGGCCAGAAATGCAAAAGGCATATCTAAACTTTGAAAATGCATTCTTCAAGGCCATTGAAAACGCAATCAACAGTGTGGTAAATGGTTTCCAAAACATGGGCATCAAAATCGGAGGATTCTTTAAAGGGATAGCTGCCGCTGCAATGGATCCACTCAACGCTATGGATGCATTTACAAAAGCGATGGAAGAAGCAGAAGCACAGGTAAAACTCAATGTTGATAAGGCAGTTGATTTTAGTGATGCGATAGCTGACAACGATCGCAAGATAGTGGAACTCACCAGAGACACAAAAACAAACACAACCAGCACTGACAAAAACACAGGTGCAAAGGAAGACAACACTGATGCTACAGGTGAAGCAAGTGAGGCAACAGAAGGTTGGACTGATGTAACAGATCAAAACACAGACACTGTGGATAAAAATACAAACGCATTGGCATCACAGTACAAAGCCTTAGCAGAAAGCAGATTGGCCAGTGAACGTGCTACAAGGGCAGTTGAAGATAGTATTGCTGCATTAAATGGTGAAACAAAACTGTTAGAGTTAAATCAAGATGAGCGTGATGAACTGTTAGGATTGATTGAACTAGAGAATCAAAAACGCCAAGAACTAGGCGATGATATTGAAGATCTAACAGCAGACGAAATGGATCAACTTTATGATCTAGCAGGCACTAGAGACAGTGTGCATTTGGATTTTATGACTCTAACAGAAGAAGAAATCAATGCATACTATGACGCACAAGAAGCACACCGTAAAAAAGTAGAGTCAATAAAAGCAGATTTAGCAGCAAAACGTAAAGCAGAGCGTGAGGCATTAGAAGCAGAAAGAAAACAGCAACGTGAGCGTGATAGTTTAACACGTGACATTGAAAGCAGCATCAAAAGGTATAGAGAAGACACGCTTGGCAAAAGCAAAATAATGCAAGAAGAACTAGATAGGTTCATTAAAGAGGCTCGTAATCAAGGTCGTTTAAATGATGAAGAAGTCCAGTTAGCCATAAAAGCCAAACGCAAAGAAATTAATGACCAAATACAAGATGAATATGAAGATTTTATCAATGAACAAGAACGTGCCACACGTGAATTCAAAGACGAGTTTGGTTTAATATATGATGATATCTATGATGGTATCTACAAGTTATTTGGCATCGATGGCAAAGCTAGAAAAGATATTGAAAAGTATAACCAATATGCGAAGTTGTTTTTAGGAACAGATATATTAGGTGCAGTTGATAATTTTATTACCGGATCTTTGATGGGTATGAGTGGAAAATTTGTACCTGGTATGCAACAAGAAGGTATGAATGCAGGAAATGCAATAGCAACACCATTTAATCCAGGCGGTGTAGCATACAATGGCATTGGCGGATTTATACAAAATGCAATTTACGCTATTGGCGGAGGTGGTGGCTTCGGCGGTGGTTTAATTGGCGCAGTTATAGCTTTATTCAACACAGGATTAGGCGGGAGTCTTAAAAAAATCTTTAAAAATGTATTTGATTGGACAAAAGGCATTTTTGGAAACGTGGGTAACTTCTTAGGTGATATCTGGGGCGGTATAAAAAATGTAGGAGGCAGTATATTTGGCGGCATTGGAGATTTCTTTGGAGGCATTGTGTCAGGTATTGGTGATTTCTTCAGTGGATTGTTTGCAGATGGCGGATATATTAGACCAGGCACAGTGGGTATTGTTGGAGAAGCCGGAGCAGAACTGGTTAGAGGTCCAGCCAATGTTACCAGCGCAGAAGATACAGCAAATATGATGATGGGCGGAGGTCCAATCAATGTAAACTTCAACATTAACGCTGTAGATGCAAAAGGAGTAGATCAGTTATTGATTGAACGCAAGGCATTGATTGCAGATGTGGTAAGGAATGCCGTACAGACATCAGGTAGGAGATTATAATGCCAGTATCAAACTTTCCCAGCATTGAACCAGCAAATGTAGCTATCATTCCAAAGATACCTTTGCAAATCAACAGAACTTTGAGCGGACGAGAGACAAGAGATTTAGTAACAGGACCTTATTTTGAACTATTATATGAGTTTCCACCATTGGATGGAGATCAAAGACGTCAAATAGCAGGACACATTGCACTAGCGAATGGTGCATTGCAAAGTTTTTATGTAAAACTGCCAACAGGTATTGATGATGTCAGCGGTGGAGCAGTAGGCAACATAGATATATCTGCAGGAGCAAGTGCAGGTGCCACCAGTGCAAGTTATACAGCAGCAAGTGCATCAGATACCACAGTATTCAAAGCAGGTGATATCATACAGTTTGATAATCATGGTAAAATCTATGAAGTAACCAGTGACAGTACCACATCAGGTACAGCAGGCACAGTAAACTTTTTTCCTCCATTGAGAACTGCAATCACAACCAGTGAAAGTATCAACTATAACAATATACCTGTATTGGTACGCTATAAACAAGATATTTCTTATGAAGTAAGAAGCAATAGTTTTGCAACAATAGATATAGAGTTCATTGAGGTATTTGAATGACAAGAGGTTTAACAGCAACACAAAAAGGTTATCTAGATGATAACGCTGTTATTCACGAAACGCTGGTACAAATCAGTTATGGCGGTAACAGTGTATATTATACAACTGGCCTAGCAGATTTAACAGGTGTGAGCACAAACTATAGTGGAGGCACACAAACCTGGAGTGCAAATAACACAATACAAAATGTTGATACCATCATTGAAAAAACATTTGGTGTCACAGCACCTCAAGCATTGATTATGACAGGTGATATGGGTGCAACGCTAGGAGCACTAGGTGTTAGTGCATTAAATTTGCCTAACATTGACACAGAGTTTTACATTCATCGCATATTTAGAAATCTCAGCACTTATGCTGAATGGGGCGAAGATCCAATAGAACTATTCGCAGGTGTATTGGTTAAAAAAAGTTATACTGTTGGTGTAGATACAGAAGTTTTACAGCTTGACCTGCAAAACAAAAGTAGATTTTATAGCAAAGTCAGCCAACTCAAAGTATTAAAGGGTTTAGGAGCAATATAAATGGAATCAAGAGATTTAACCTTTTATAGATCAGAGGACACGATTGCAAGAGTTGTAGAAACACTGGACCCTAATCAAAATCCTACTAATGATAGAAGATTTACAGCAAGCCAACAACCCACAGTGAACAGCATACCATTGGTATTTGGACACACATTGGTTGAACCTGTTCCTATTTTTACAATAGATGGTCCTAGCACAACTTTTAATGTGCCAGATGAAGCAAGAACCAAAATAGTTTTTTATGCAATAAGTCCAAGTGCAAAACCTTTTAACAACCAAGATTATGTGGGCAATGTTTATATAGATGGCACTCTTGTAACAGGATTAGTCACTATATCACCTACAACCAACAAGCCAATAAGCGGTACAGTTGATTGGCATGAAGGTGCAGGTAGCATCACAGGAGGTGCAGTAGGAGGTGCATTGAATGCAGGTGTAACAGGCAACTTTGGTGGTAATAGATTCCAGTTTGGTAGTAATCTTTATGTTGGTTATATCAGAGCAGGAAGTGATTTTACAAACCACGCATTTTATGGAATGTTCAGCGGTCAGGTGCCAGGCATCTTGCAAGGTTTTGATATGATCAAAGATTATCCTGACAACTCAAACCTTGATATGTTGGTTGTGTTTTACAAGTTTAACAGATTGTATTTTAGCAATGAAAATCCACGATTACAAATAACATATAGAAGACTTCCTAGATTTACTCGTGGAGGAAGAAGACCTGCAAACATAGGCAACTGTTTATTAGAAATAATGACCAATGATAGCTGGGGAATGGGCTTGACTGGTGCTTATGATGATAAAGATTTTGTGTACAATGATTTCTTAGATGCTGGCCCTGAAATAGCAGGTGTGTTTGATGTAACCAATCAACCTTTGTTCAATATTATGAAAGAAATGACCGAAGAAAGGACTGAGCGTAGATTACACGAACAAGCAGGCAAGTTGAGATTTAGTCAAACTGTGACCACCGGTGTAGCAATCACAGATGACAACATTATTGGCAATTTAGAAATACAGTATCCAGACAACGCTGTGGCACCTACAAAACTCATAGGCACATACACTAGTTATAGAGATGGTTCTACTGAAATAGAAATAGGTTCAGATGACACAAACGTTATCAGCATAGATTTAAAAACAGCAAACAATCTAGCAGATGCAAAAACATTATTAACACAGATATGGAACAATCTAAATAACACTGTGACCATTAGATTTACAGCTGATAGAAGTTTTAACCAGTTTAGTATCCTTGATGTTATAACTTTAAGCACAGAAGTGTTCAGTGGTACAATAACCATACAAGAAATCAGTCAAAACTTTGATTACACATTTAATGTTACAGCACACGCCAGCGCAGGTACAACAGCACCAACACCAAATCTAAGAGGTGCAACACCTGTTATACAAATAGGTGGCAATTTTTATAGACCACCAGAGCAAGAGCCAACACCAGATCCTGTTGATCCACCAGATGACGATCAAGTAATACTACCACCATTTCCTGTGCCAGGAGATCCAGATCTATTAACAATCAGTGGGTTGAACTATCTCTATGATAGAAACGCAGGTGCAGACAACACGGATTGGTATGTAGGAGGTACACTAGATGGAACCACAGCAGATCCTGCATATGATGCCAACGGTGTTAAAACACGTTTTATTAGTGTAAATGGTGGTGCAGCATTCCAAATAGATTACAGCCTTATCAAAAGAGATAAAAGCAAACCTACGCCAACTGCCATAGAATGCAACTATGATATTGGTATAGGCAATGAACAAAACAACAATCTTATTGGTTTTGCATATAACCAATATAGATTTGATTTTCCAGGTTTTTTAAACAATGAAATAAACAATGTAAGATACAATGACGGCAGAGGTTGGAAGATTTGGACTGGTAAAGATTGGCCCAGTGTTTACACCAGGAGACCAATGTTCCCAGGGGGCACAGATCCTTATTTCGATCAAGGCAATGTATTTGATTACCAGTTCCAAACAGGTGATATGGAATACAGCACAGGAGATCTTAGAAAAATATGGTCTTTGTCAACAGATGGTGGCTATAGACCAAATAAGTTGATATTTCCTTGGATAACAGATAATATGAAAAACTCAGGTGTTATTAGGTTAAACTTCACAGCAATCTATGGACCTGTTCAAAGTCCTACAAGAGTTGAATATATTGGCACAACAACTTTATATGGCGATGAAAGATCTGTACTAGCACGTGATGTAGCAGAAGCAAGGACCACAGCAGGTATTTTTAGCCGAGTGTTCAATGATAACACACAATCACCACCTAGTAGGAGCGCATAATGACTGAAACCGTTGTAGTTGGACGCAGAGAAGGCACCGCAGTATTACCAGACAACAGCATCAACTGGGGAGATTTAGGATCATCACCTTATACAACCTGGAGCAGTTGGACCAGTTGGAAAGTCACAACAGGCACACAGGTACAAGTGCAATATCTTGATGATCAAGGCAGCATTGCCAGCAGGATACCAAATCTAACCGTGTTTGATTTTGAAGGTGATTTGAGCGTAGAGCTAGACATTAGCGACACAGGAACATTCACAGGCGAAGAAACCAATATTACCTTTGTGGTAGATGCTGAAAACACTTTCGTCAGTGGAAGATACTATCGTTGGACAATAACGGTAGATGCAAATGCAACATATACAGTTCCTATTTTGTTTGATTACAACACATTTTACACAACCGATCTATCAGTTGAATCATTAGAAGATGTAGATGTTTTTGCAAGCTATACCACAACACTATCAACCAATCTAGGTTTGGTGCGTAATATACAAGCCACAGCCCTAAGAGGTGATCCATACGTAGAAGAGGGTTATATTCAAACAGCAGCACAAAATATCAGTAGATTTCCTATCAGCATAGATAATCTTGGACCCACAGGGGTTACATCAACAGATCCTTCAGATAGTAGAAACTTTGTCAGCGG